ATGAGTTCTGTCAATCGTACCTGCGAGTGTGCCAGCAGAACCAGCAGCATAAGAGGTAAGGTTACCGAAGTTAGGAACATCACCTGTGCTAACAGCAGATGCAGGAACACTATCTGCTGCGTTGTATGTTTCACTCAACGACCAGTCTTGACCAGATGTGGTGACGGTGTATGTGCCAGCACCAGAGGTAGCACCACCCATCGTGCCTGCCGTGATGTTAGAACCAGAGGCAGAATAGCTACCACCAATTCTTACCGCAGTAGAGCGAGCAGCATCAACAGTTAGTTGAACGCTAGAAGCGTGCTTAGTAACAAGTCCGCCAGCATTTGCTGCACTTGCGGTCATCAATAACATACCAAAGAAGATGAGTGCCTTCTTCATCTAGGATTTTTTATCAACAGCAGCACTATTTATCAATATCAACTATCTTCTACGAAAGATAAACTAAATGTGGAGAGGTCAATGATTGCCCTGGCTATTCTCGCTCCAGAGTCTTCTCTATTAGTGTAGTTAATAGATTTGCCGCCTGTAGATTTAAAAGACTCATATGTTCTAGTCGCGGTTGGGTTTGAATAACCTTTACAAGCCACGTTTGGAGTATTGGCGTCTTCTAACATGGTGCCGCCTTCATATCCATCACATGTAATAATGATTGGATCTGTTCCAATTTCCGAGAACCATGTGGCTCTAAGGTCAATGATTACTCTGTTATTTGGTAGTACCAAATTTTCTTTGATCGTAGTCAGATTTACTACGATGGATTCTGACATGCAGTTTTCATCACTGGATGTATCTCCACCAAATTGGATGAACGTATTTGTTCCAATTCCAATAGAGTTTCCCTTTCTTTCTCCCAACTGGCCAGTTACTGTTGGTTCTAAAAATTGGACAATGATGTCAAGGTCAACACCGTTTGTCCAATTGTAATTGAATACCAGATAGTCGGAATAAAAAAGGGCTTCATCGAAGGCAGTTCCCCTGGACTTGCCCATTCCAAATGCTAGTGGTGACATATTAATTAGGGATTACGAATGAACCTACCATACCACTATGAATGGTACATTGATATTGATAATTTGCTGGTGCATCATGGGGGATTGTGAATACCTGAATTCCTTGATTGGATCCACTAACGTATGTTCCAACACCAGTTGTTGTTCCAGTGAATTGGATGCGGAACGGGTGTGCTGATCCAGTTGAGTTCTCAAAGATATATGTAAATCCTCTCTGTAGATAGAGTGTTGGATTATCTACAGTATTAATAATACCAGGTCCAGCAAAACGATAAGAGGTGGAACCGTTTGCAGTGATATAATATCTTATTGCAAAAGAACGATCTGATCCATCTCCAGCAATGAGATTCGTTACGAAACTTCCAGCAGTGCAAATACCAGAAATATCTACGGTAGTGAATGTACTATTTGCTGGAGGAGATGCAGATGGAAGACCAGTCAGGCCAGATCCATCTCCAACAAAAGAAGTTGCAGTTATGACACCAGTCACAGATGTGTTGGTTGTGATCGCAACCTGACCCGTCGCACTCAACTTCAGATCAGCTGAGCCACCAATTACGGAAGTGTTTCCAGCTCCAACAACTTCAAATGATTTTACTCCGAATGATTGTGCTCCCATTTGTATGATGCCTCTTTTTAGTATTTATTCTTCCAACCCGAAGGTCAGTCTTGGTTTCTGTGGTTCAGTAGGAGATCCAGTAGGAGCATCCCAAATTACAACAGGTCCTTCACCATTATAAATGTTGAGGGAATGTACATCTCTCCAATTGGCATCAGTTGCCGTAAGTGAAGTGACATCTGGGCCATAATAGAATCTTGATGGGTCTTGAACTCCACATTGATTTCTCAACCAACTCTTAACATCTCTCCACTCCCATCCTCTATTATACTGCATCTTAGTTGTAATCCATCCAGCAGCAGTAGGACATGCAGAACTGGTTCCACCGAAGTCTTCATCATATGCAGTAACGCTAAGACCAGGATATGTTTCTGGATGTTGCCATGGACCAGTTTCCGATGATCCTTCTGCAGTTAGAGTATCATCAGCAGCCGCATAACAATCAATCGCAGTTCCTCTATCAGTGTATGCTACAATACGTTCTTTATACTCGGTATTGTTAACTGTTCCAGCACCAGAAAATGCACCAGAACCAAATGAAATTTGATCATCAAGTGCCCCAATATTAATGCAAGGAAACTCAGTACCTTCTGTGCTTAATCCAGCGGTAGTTTTTCCAACATGTTGGGGCCACCCTCTTCTATTAAATGTATTGTAACATGAGAGACTAAACTCAAGATGGGTCGAACTCTGCAGGGCTATATTTGGAGAGGTAGTCCAGTAATTGTCATAATCTGGATCCCCAGGATTTTGTTGAGTTTGTCCAGAGTTTCCTGCTGCCATAATGCAAATAATTCCAGACTGTTGCATTTCATCGGCAGCAGTGGTATGAGCACCATCTACCATTTCACCTTTTAATCTACCACTGTCTCCTTCATCACCAACGTACTGGAAGAACGCTGGTTGTGAACTAGATGAATAAAACTGTCCTGCTGATCCACCAGTAATATCACTGGGTCTATAGTGATAATAATAAGATCCATTGTAAGATGTGGATCTATATCCCCAACTGTTGCTACTTGTTGTTGGATTTTTTCCGTCAGTTCTTTGTTGATTTCCGTTATATGCAGAGTGTCTATCGTAGTTTGGTTTGTAAAGATGGAACAGTTTTTGAACATCCCAACCAGAACCAGTAATGCCTGCACTGCCATTTCCATATAGGTTTAATACCCATCTGTTGCAGTTATAGGCAACACCGTAGTTTTTACCAAATACCTGACCAGCACACTCAGTTCCATGATTAGTGGCATTAGTTGGTTTAGCTGTATCAGATCCATTACAATATGCTCTCGTATATAAGGTACTAATACCAGTTGTGGTGCCAATGGTAGAGAATCCTACAGATCTTTGTGAGGAGTCCGACCACCAGGATCTTGCTGCGGATTCAATAGGAACTGTTGTTCCATCCCAACGTTGGGTAAGTAGTTCTGGTCTAGCATTAAAGAAGTCTGGGTCAATGTAATATGGAGCATCGAGAACCAAGTCCAGAACACCACAAGTTCCTGGGGTGCTGGAGATTCCACTCCATGTCAGTGCGTTTCCTGTTTGGTATCCAACTGGATCTGTTCCTGGACAATGGACAAACTCTGGGTGTCCAATCCAGAAACCTTCATCAGCAACGATTGCATCTACACCAGTTCCATCGCCCAATTGATAGATATCTCTTTCAAGGACTTGGTGATCTGCTCCTGATCTGACTCCACCAGCATACTCGGCACCAGTTGCATCCCATGGATTTTCTTTTTGGGTATGTCTAAGAAGTTGATATCCTGTTCTATTGAGATCAGTGGATCCTAGACTAGTTCTAGCAGTTGGTGGAACGGAAGGCGCTGTATTCCATGCTCTATAGTTCAGAACATTCTTTCCAAATCTTGGAAGTCTTTGAACATTCAATTGAATATCTGCTGGATCTGGAGCATAAGTTCCTGGATATGCATCAGCATGAATATCACAGTAGTGTACTTTGGGGTGGTTTCTAATTTGTTCTGCCTCTTCATCATCCAGAAGGTAAATTCCTCTGGTGTCACTATGAGCACATTCATTAACACATTCGCAACAGTGAGAGGGAAGATTATCTTCTAGTGTACCATCTTGCATCATGATTGCATGAATCGATTCCCAATCCTCTTTATTGAGACATCCAATCACATATTCCTTTTTGCCAGTTTCTGGGACGAAGGCAAGATTAGTTCTATCTAAGATGTTAGGTGTTTTGGTAGTCTTAATCATTTATCAAACCCCCGCGATTAAATTCTTGGTGAAACGACATGTAGTTGTTCCAGAAATACCCGATTCTGGTGTTACGGAAATTTCAATGTTCCCTGCATTGTATGCTGCAGAAATGGATACAATTTGAGTTGGAGAAGTCATGATTGCATACTCTTGATAGTAGGCAGTTGTTGTAACTCCTGCACCTCCACCATCATGCATCACCATGAATTTCTGCATCTGTCTGTATGTTCCAAGTCCAAGAGTGACTGTGTATTCTGCACTTGAGTATGATGCAGCAGCAAACGTATCAAGGACTTGTGGAACAAGAGCTTGTGCAGTGAAAGTTACGATACCAGATGCAAGTCCACCAGTTACGGTGACAACACCTGCAGATGCTGGAGAAACATCTAACCCATTTCCAAAGTCAATTGTTGCTGCAACACCAACTAAAGTACCATCATCTTTAATCTCAATACCAGATCCAACTGCAGTGACTCCAGTCAGTCCAGAACCATCACCAACGAAACTTGAAGCGGTGATGATGCCAGTGGTATTGATATTTTGAGTAGTGCTTCCGAGTCCTACAGTGCTGCCCCCCTCACTGGTAGGTAAGTTGGTTAACCTGGATCCGTCAATTGCAGGAAGGATGGAAGGGAATCTTGCATCAGGAATTGTACCTGTATACAGATTACTTGCACTTACAGAACCTGAGAATATACTACAAGCAAGAGTATTTGTGGATGGATTGAAGGTTAAAGCATTAGCGTCAACCATTGCTGGGCGGTAGGCATTACCACCCCCACCTTCACCAAGCAACATAACATTATATGCTGCGTTGTCATCAATAGATTCTTCGATCCAAATATCGCCTCGATAACCACCAAATGCGGAAAGAATACCAGAAACTTGAACATCTCCGTTTGGTTTTGTTTCTAAACAGGTGGCAGCGGAAACGTTATCACCATATCTGAGGACTACAGAGTTACCTGTGATGTAAAGTTGACCACCACCTTTATCGGTAATGTAACTATCACTATCATGTTTGATCTCTAAGTCATCATCAGCACCAAAGTTCAGTCCAACGCCATCTGCAAATGAGGTCGATACACCACCACCAGCACCTTGAGTGTCTGTAATTTCGATTGTTGCAACGCCATTAGAGACGGTTGCAGTTACCGCAGTACCAACAAAGTTGATCGTTGCTGCAGTACCAACTGGAGATCCTTCTTCCTGAATGACAACACCAGATCCAACTGCGGTAACTCCAGTCAGTCCAGAACCATCACCAAAGAAAGCTCCAGCGGTAATAATACCAGTTGTGTTAATGTTGGTGTTGGTTCCAACTCCACCAGATACTCCAGTCAGGTTTGAACCATCGCCGTAGTATGTTGTTGCTGTGATAACACCAACGTCATAGTTGTCAGTACCTGTGCCTACAGTTCCATCCCAGTTTCTTTGTACAAGTTGCACCCATCTATTTGCGTGTGCAAAGTAGGCAGTACCATATTCATGAACGTGTGCGAATGCACCATGATAATCCGCTGCACTGGTTGCAGCAAGATCTGCGTATGTTGCATACAGGAATGGTAACTTGTTATCTGTTGCAGTACCGTCAAGTCTACCAGCAAGTTTGAAGTTGCCTGTAACCGTTAGTGCCTCTGTGGCAGTTGTGGTTCCGATACCAACATTGCCGAGAGTGTTGATACCAGTTGCATTGACTCTCCATACAGAGTCGGTTGCGGGAATGTTAAAGAGTCCACTTGCGTCACCAGAGAATTGTGCGGCAGTGATGACACCAGAGAAGTTGTGGTTGCCGTTCTCATCTTCTACGGCAATTCTTCTCCATCCTTGATATCCACCAATGGTTGTTCCGTATGAAACATAAGCCTGTTGTGAATTATTCGCAAAGGCGAACATACCTCTCCACGAAGGTGCGGATGGCATATCAAATGTAGAGTCATAGTCAAAACGCATCTTACTGCCTTGACCTGGCATCGTTACGACACCGATCGCAGAGTTGATATTATCAATCGTAATTGAAGGAGTACCCGTCAGATTTTGAGCAACAGTCGCGATGCCTGCGGTCTGGGCGTATCCTGCAATGGTCGATAGACCCGCCAGTGGGGTGTAGGAGGAGACGCCTGCCAGAGGTGCGTAGGACGCCTCTCCTGCGTAGGTTGCGACTCCTGATGCACCTGCATAGGTGACGACGCCAGCGGTTGTGGCGAAGGTTACGATACCCGCAGACGCTGCGTAGGTTGCAACACCTGCTGAGGTCGCGTAGTCAGTTACGGTAGAGTAACCTGCAGTGGGTGCATACGTTGCAAAACCTGCTACTGTTGCATAAGAAACGTAGTCTTCTGCATAAACTTCCGCATTGCCACCAAATACATTACCAACAGTAATTCTATTTGTAAAGTTGATACTTTGTGCAACACCGATTAATACGCCGTCATCTTTCAGAACGACACCTGAACCAGTTGCAGTAACACCAGTGAGACCAGAACCGTCTCCTTTGAATGTACCAGTTGCAACACCTGAGATTCTTACATCACCCTCAACATCTAAAGCAGATCTCGGCAAGTCCGTACCGATGCCGACGTACTTGGAAGTGGAGATTCCGAATGAACCTGATTTCGCCCACGTTCCACCCGCGCCTGCATTGGCATCAAGGTTTGTTCCATCTCCAAAAGCGTTGTAAATCTCTTGGAAATTGGCGTTAACTTTTACGGCACCAGATGCGAGGGAATCTCCCAGACCATCATTCGGCGTAAATCCAGTGAATATTCCCTGTCTAGCCATTTAGTATTCAGTATAAGGGCCCTTTTGTTCTATTTATTGATCTAATAAATAGGTATGAAATCTCTATGTTTTACATGATGTCCGACCATCTTCAAGAAGCATATAAATCTATCTACCAAAGAAAAGAATTAGTGTCTCCTCCAAAAGATGCTGAAGGAACCCAAGGTATTATGAATCCACAGGGTACTCCAAAGGCTGCTCAAGGTGGAGATCATGCACGCCAAGAGGTAACGAAAGGTCGTTACAGGGCTGCATATGAAGAATACAAACAAGAACTCAGAGACTATCATATCGAAAAATTCATCGGTTGGGTAGAGTCTTTGGATGAAGATGGATATGATATTTCTAAGTGGGAACTCTCTGAGTTAAGTGAAACATATATTAGAGAAAATAATCTTCAGGATTCGGAAGAAATTATTACTGAAGCACTGTCAGAGGGTTCTGTTCGCATGGCTCGCATGGTGGACAGATATCTCGGTAGAGATAAGAGAAAGGCTAAAGAACGTAAGGATAACGTAGGTAAAATCAGAAAGGGTAGACAAGAGATTGCTAGTAGCATTGCTAGACTTTCCAACTCTCCTGGCGGTGTTCCTGCTAGTGTCGCAAGACAAGCTGAGAAAGTAGGTGTTAGACCAGACCACTTCAGGGGTGCTTCTAGAACCGCACTTAAGAAGGAAGGAGTTGAGTATGTAGATGAAGGTATCATCGATGCTGCTAAGGCTGGGTCTAAAAGACACGAAGATGCTATGAAAGGTGCTGGCAGAGCAATCAAAAAAGCACGTGTTCGCG